GAAAAACGTCGACAAGCTCGTTCCCCATTGAGGTACTATTAATGCACTCTCATTGGTACACCTCTAACGATAAAAAAGAGAGAACAAGTAAATGTACATGTTCTCTCACTATAGTTTACTAACTTGTTAGTGCAGGTTGATTGATTATAAATACTTTATTTCTTTCATACGCAAACGCTAATATTGGGTTTTTATTTACGTCTATATGAGGACCATTCCAATTTTGAATTGTCTTGTAAGTATTTTTTAAAAGTGTGTTAGGCTTAGAGCTGTATATAATAATTATTGACCCTGCTGGCATATAAATACTTTCAAGAGATTCAGATAAATCATACGCTATTATTCTGTTAGCTATCCCACCGTTATTGTCGTAAAGTGTTCCTAGTTCTGTAGGTATAACAGTTTGATAACTGTTTACTTTTACACCGTTTTCAGTCATAATGCAATCTAACGCATCAATATTGTCCTTAAGATAGGCGCCATTAGGCATTGTTATCGTTGAACCATTTGACGAAATTATTTTAAATCTTGTACCAACATTTGCTTGTACATTTGAAAGTTCTAAATATACCGACTGGTCATAAGTAAAAATAAAAAATAAATTAGGTCTTAATGCATTAACACTATTTGTAATAATTTTGTTACTATGGTCAGCCTGTATTATTAATCCTTTTGTTGCATTATCTGAAAAGTTTTTATAACCGGAATATTGTATAAGATTACCTAAGTCGCTACAATCTAAAGTTCCACTATTTTCTTTTATTAAAATAAGTGGGTTTGTGTCACCAGTTTTAAAAGAGCACGTGTCTGCTAATTTTAAATAACCATAGTTTTCAATACAATTATTACATTTCCAAACATACCATGAGTTTACAACTAACTGTGCTTTATTTAAAATTGCTGTCCCACAATATTCAGTTCTTAGAGTATCTATCAAAACATTGTTAGCATTTATATTATCAATAGATAAGGCATAGTCGCACTTTGAAAAACCCATATTATCCATTTTTGTTGTATCCCACGCACCACTAGTACCACTTCTAGTATACCATATACCATATTCAAGAGTTTGAATTAAGCAATCCTCAAAATGTATATTAGTAACGTTAGTAATACCAGTTATTGATGCCTTGTCGTTTATTTCGCAAATAATACCTTTAGCGTGATTACCACTAATTGTATTGTCATCGCTGCTTTTCCCATTTACCCATACATTTTTAAAATAAATGTTAAATCCATTCACCACTTTAAACCCGTACATAGAAGAATGTACGCGATTAATTCTAATGTTATCAAAAGTTACATTATAAGCATTATAACATAATAAAAATGAGCCACTTAATTCAAGATTAATAAATCCATTTTTAACTGTTATATATGTGGTAGGGTTTTCAGCCTCTAGCTCTGAAATTTGAAACATTGGAAAGTCATTTAAACCGGTTAAATTACACCAATTTAAATCTATAATTCTATTTGACGGAATTTTAACTATACTACCGACATAAGTATTTTTGTTTTTTGGAAATTTAGTATTTCCTGCGTTAAAAGCTTTTTGTATTGCTTCGCTGTCATCTGTAACACCATCAAATTTCGCACCGAACCATAATGGGTTTATCCAAAAATCAGCTAATGTTTCATTTAATATTTCAGCAAATTTACCATTATTAAGCCACTCATTTAAAATGTCATTTATAATGGCTTTTAAATTAGCGCTTAGATTTGATAGCTCATTATTCGTTTTATTTTGTGCTGATATTATTTCATTTACTTTATCACATACTTTACAAAGAAATTCATAATAACTTAAGCTATCGTCATAGACTAAAGGGAGCACCTTTTGGCACCAAAATATAATAGGTTTTAAATCGTCCATATTTACCTCACTTTCTCTTTACCATAGAGTAAAAAATAAATCTTTAAGCTCGTCAATAATCATCATGTCAATATTTAAAAACGTTTCCCTAAACTTTAGTAACATTTCTGATTGATTACCCTCATAACCTAAAACTTTGTCAACATAGCTGTCGCTTCTATTTCCTGTTCCTGTCTCGTTATCACTTGTTGTACCACTGAGCGTACTACTAGTGCCATCTGTACCAACATTATGGGTAGCATTTGTTAAATATTCGTTACTGTCAAGCCCATTAATACTGCCCTGTGGTGTATCACTGTAATAACTCCAAGTATTAGTGTTTCCGTCAGTTCTTGAAGAGCTATTGTTAGTACCACTTCTGTTAGTGGTTTTGGTTTCGCTTCCAGAGCCTTCATGCGTAACACTCCTGTCCACGCTAACTAACGGTTGGATTTTTAACAATTCACTCTGATAAAGTTGGTTATAATAAGGCATTATGTTTTTCATCTTATCACCAAGAAACAACTTCCATCTTCCTACAGTTTCGCAACATATCTCTCTTGTGTAGTAATGTCTTAAAATCTTCTTACAAAGTTCTGCCCTGTATTCTTCATCAAAAATAGGAAAGTCGCTAAAAATCTTGTTCCAAGACTTATCCAGTATATCTTCAATGTCATTAAACCCTCGCGACTCTGTAAGCTTTGCAGTTGTTTCACATATAAACCTAACTTGTGTTGTATATTTACTCATCGTCATCCTCCTTCCTGTCATCATTCTGATTGAATACATCACGGAAGTGACAGCTTATCTGAGTACCAAACATTCTGTTAATCTGTTCACAAGCCTGTTGCCTTGCAAATTCTCTCGAATATCTGTTAGCCATTACACCGCCTTGTAGTCTCTGCACTTCGTCCTTAATCATTCGTTCTTTTTTCTGAATACTAATGTTAGTTACACCCAAGTAAGTGAGAGCTTCATTCCATAGATTAACCTTTAACTCATATAGCTTATCTGCGACATACGGTGCACCAGTTGTGAACACACCAAACGAACTGCCATCCCCCTCCATGAAATCATTACTTCCAAAAATAACAGGTTGATTGCCATCAAACTGCATATATGCATTTTGTAGAGCTAATTGTTGTTGTTCACTCCCTTTAATTAAAATGGGGGTTCTTTGAGCTTTACAGTTAATATCGATACTTGCATCAAGCTCAGCCAGCCTTTTAGCATATATTGACATCTTATTTTTACAGCACCAATGAGTCATGTTATCCCATATAATAACACTATCATCTCGTCTACAGTTACGCTGATACCCATTAGAAGCATAAGCACGTCTATATAATGGTATGTTATAAACGTCAAGTTGTCCTCCTAGCGAAACACGCAAGCATAGATTACCCATAACGTCATCATTAAAATACAGCATAGCTTTATTTTCGTACAGTCCAACTTCAATAAATCTAGCATCTACAGTACTAGGTAGTCCAGTCCATTCAAACGAGCTTATTGCGATTTCTGTAAATAAATCTAAGTATTGGTCAAACGTGTAAAGTTGATAAAATACACTGTCACTAAAAGCTGTTCTTTGTTTGCTTCGTCTTGCTTTTCTTGCTTTACTCATTTATCTCCCTTCTTTCTAAACTGAATTATCAAGCGAATAATTACCAACTTCACCAGGATGTTTCCAAAACGTTATCCCACTGTTAAAATAACTTTCAATCAAGGCTATATCGTCAGCAGGTGCTCCGCCAACTATTGTACAATCAACAGTTTTTGTATAATTCCAATGTGGTCTACTTGACACATTAGGTATTTTAGTTGTATGACAGGCATAGCCAAACACATCAAAATACTTATCTATCGCCTTTGCATACTCAGCAGTGATAGACTTTCGTTGAGCTTCAAAACACACTTGTCCTTTACCGAATAGTGCATTATTAGTTGCATAATTACCCTTTACATCATTAGCGGAGATACTCGCTGTATAAGCACTTGTTAATATATTTTGCACACTACCCAGTGCTGAGTTACTTGACTGTCCAGTAATCATTCCCGTAGCAGTTTGAACGGCGGACGGAATAGCGTTGATTGTAATTGGTACAGCATTTTGAGCAACCCACGCGTTAAATGCGTCTACATTCCACGAACATAAAGGGAAGCTGTCAAGTGTGATTGTTTCTGTCATATCCATTCTGCCTGTGCCTGTGGTTTCTGTGGACTTGTATCGGTCAAGTCTTAGCACTTCTTGTACTGGCATTGTCATGTTACCAACTATGTTATAATATGGTGTAAGATTTTCTGAGAATTCATAGCGTTGGGTTAATGTTTGTCCGCAATTATTTCTTACTTCATTAAAATTGAATGGATAAGTATATAGTTTCTTGTTTCGCGGTCTGTAGCCATTTATTGTGTCAGTATTACTAATTGGTACACCAGTAACATTTATTGGGTTGGTGTTCCCTGTAAATGTAATATTAACTCCTTCGTCCGTAACATCAACAGGTAGTATATCTGTAGGACATGTGTAAAGAGCTAATATATTTTCGGGAGTAGTTAAGTACTGATTTAAAAAATTAGTGAGATTATTACTGCCTGTTTCTGTGTTAGCAAAGGCTTTTATTTGATAGCCACTATAAACACCATCGTATATATACCCCCCTGTTGTGGCAAGTAGTACCATGGTACAAGTACTTAAAGAGCCTAGTCCGATTAACTGAGCGTCACCGTTGTAAACATACTCGCCACACTCGACATTTTCGGGTAAGATATGCTCACCAATTTTATCACTAACTGAATGTTCTCTTTCAACAAAACATTCTTTTCTTTCGATGTCAAACCAGTAAGTCTGCAAAACATCAATTTGAAAGGTTATCTCGGCCGTAACATTGTTAATATACTCAATCCCTGTCACAAATGCATAAAACCATCGTGTGCTAAAAGCTGAGTTTTGAAACATCATATAATTACAGTCATATAAGCTATCTGCTGTAGCCTGTAAACGACATTTACCCTTATTAACTCTATTGTAAGTTACCTTAGCAAAATGTTTTTTGGCTTTACTAATAAAATAATTTTCCTGTGTTTTCTTATCTGAAAAATAAATTGTGTGTTTCTGCTGAGTGGAAAGTGGTACTCCACTCAGCATGTACACCTCACTATCGGGTACTATGTACATTGTTCATCATCCTTTATTTTTGGATTAGTGGTGGGAATTAGCCCCACCACTTATTTTATACTTCTTTTTTAGTTAATGTAAGAGTATAACCCACAATTATATCACTTGTATTAGTTGTCGCACTATATTCTGTGCCTTCAATCTCTGCTACAATAGTAATATCCGCTGCGGCTGCACTCTTAGGAATTATTACAACACCATATTTCTGTACAGCAATTCCCCCACTTGTAAGAGCTTCCGTCTGTACAAAATGTACGCTATTCGGTTTAAGACTTGCTTCGTCTGTGTCAGCATTAAAAGCTAAAACAGTAGCTTCATCAGAGATATCTTTATTAATACACTTGCAAGTCAATGAATCTGGCAATGCAATATTTGCTTTATTAGCTACAAATACAATAGCATTTGCAAAAGGCGAGCTTGAAACTGTTTTCCATACATGATAAAAATAATTCCAATAAAGCCCACTAGCTACATACTGCTCAGTAAACTTATTATTGTTGTCATAAACTTGAAACCAGTTTTCATCAACAAGTACTGCTTTAACATCATTTAACAGTGCAAGTTCTTTGGATGTAATTTCCTCAATACCATCTGAATTTGCTCTGATAATGTCAAAACGCTCGTTGTCAAAATCAGTCCAGTTATCAATCAAAAACAGTCTACCCATGAAGTCTGCTTTATCCATGTTAAACGCACTCGCTAAAACATTAACGTCATACTGTGCATTGAATTTAGCATCCATGAAAATAATCTGTCTGCTTTTTGGTGTGTTTGTTTTAACATTTGCTTCGTTGTATTCACTACTCATAAATGGTAAAATATTTGAAGCACTTCTAAATGCTACAGCAGATGCAGTTAAATCTGTGTCACTCTCAATAGCTGTTGGCTTCATTTTACCATGTGAAATAGCCTTAATTAAAAGGTATTTAAAGAGTAAAAACTCGTCATACTCTGCGGCTGTGTATACACTGTCTACAATCTTAGCAATTAAATCCGTAACACCGTCAACGCTTAGAAAAGCCTGTCTTAAATCTTCATCTTGTATAGTAACTGGGTACATTACTCGCCAATTCATTGTATGGAAAGCACTTCTAATATCGGGTAACGTACGCTTAAATTCACGTTCACTGGCTTTCTCGGGTGTATAATCTACAGCTTTAGCAATAGAAACAAAAATGTCCTCTACTGTTTCGCCAAATTCCAAATATCCTTTTTTCAAAATGCTATAAGGGTTATTAAAGGTTGCACTCTGTACTCTAACTATTGCAATTCTGTTTACTAAAGCATTAATAAACTGATTTGAAAAAGCGGGTGTACCATAAATAACTTCACCTACTTTAGGAATATCACTCGCTTTATCAACAACAGGTACATTCTGCTGATAGTCATATGATGCATTTTGTCTGATAACATTTAAAATGTCGAGTGTTGTAGCATTTAAAGTGCTACTTGCTATTCTTTTTGCCATTATTTTTCCTCCTCTTCAAATAAATCCTCGAATGTTTTATATTCCTTCTCATCATCATCCTCGTTTGTAGTGTCTTCATTTTCCTGGTCATTTTTTTCAAAAAACCTTGAAATATATTTGTCCCGCCACATTTTGTCATTTTCTTCATATTTCTTCTTCCACTCGTCAGCATCGGACGAGTCGATTGAGTCGGATATATCCTCAATAATCTCAATTGTTTCGTCATCCGTTCTATCACCGACATATTTTTTTACTTTTTCGATTAGTTCGTCTTTTGATAATTTAGCCATTATCATTCTCCTTCCTTAAAATCGTCTGCGCAACATCATGTAAATAGGTAAATGTTTTCTTGTTGATGGTGTGGGCGGTGTGGGGGGTGTGGGCGGTACAGGCGCACCACTAAGATACTCGAACCATTTCTTTCCATTTTGTATTCTTTCATCAAGTGCTACAACGCCAGCGCGCTCACGTTCAAAGCAGTAAGCTTTGACTGCTTCTTCAACATCCCTTAGTTGAGAAAATTCTAAACCACTATAAGGATAACTTTTAGTCGGTATCCACTGGCCGCCATAGCCTTCAAGTACTTCGGCATTAATAAGTTGACACTGTAAGTTGCCATCTTTCCAATCCTTACCTTGAGCGCCTGCGTAGTCAGTGAGGTTTCTGGATGGTGTCCACTGAATTAGCCCCCACCCACTAGATATACTTACTGTTTCTTTTAACGCTGGGTTTAAGGTACTTTCTCTCTGAACATTCCCTAGCATACCACAGATACTTTCAAGTGTGTATTTTCCAGTAAAATAAGCGTTAAACTCTACAGCGTTATTTTCCATCTGCGCTTGTGTCAGATACTTCCTAGTACCTTCAATAACTATCCATGACATTAAATTACCTCACTAAGAAGTGATTTCCATGTATTGTTACCACACTCGCCGTCCTGTAAAAGATTATGGTCTTTCTGAAAATTAATACATGCAGATACGCACCCTTTACCGTAATGAGTATCAATTGAGCCTGTATAATATCCTAACTTTGACATTAGTATTTCAAATACAGTAACATCGTTATTTTTAGTACCTTTTTTCAATAAAGTCATATTTGCTAATTTCTCCTTTTTAAAATCAACAATTCTTTTAACAAGTACTAAGTCGTTTCGGTGGGAAATATTAGTAAGTGAAACACCCTTACCCTTGTTTGTTTTTGTGTTTTTACTATTTCCCATCGATTCAATCATTTGTGTACCATTAATGGCAATTGCTATGTGAGTAATTCTCTTGGTTGATTTGCCAAAATAAAGCAAATCAGCACTTTGAATATTTGTTACCGTTTTGCCTAATGCTGAGTAGCCTTGGGCTGTAGTTCTTGGTACTTTCATGCCACACTTATTAAGTACAGAATATACAAAACCACTACAATCATATCCACCCTCAGACTCAGACTCTCCGCCCCACACATAAGGCTTTCCAAGATACGTTCTTGCTATTGTTACAATATCACTACTTGTCATTAACATTCACCTCACCGTCAAGCTTATCACAAAGTTTTTGAAGTACGACTGTATTATTGTTTAGTGCTTCCGCAAACTTGCCTGTCTCTTCCTTATGTGCGTCATTAATTTTGTTAATGTAATAACACATAATTAAACACATTCCTATGGGAAAACCAAGCGTGGAAATTAATGTTGATAAGTCATTAATCATAACAGTGACCTCCTTTCTTTTTTTCTTATTATATCATATTATCCACAAATTATCAACATTAATTTGACAAATTGTGGATAATTTGATATAATAAACTAAAGGAAGTGGATAAATGAAAGAAATAAAATACTATGATGGCACTAAGCTATTAAGCATGAAAGATATTAACGGAAATGTACCCGAAATTTATATTTCAACGTCAAATAGAAGTGCTGGAAAAACTACATATTTTAATAGGTATCTAATTAATCGCTTTTTAAAGTATAATGAGAAATTTTGTCTACTGTACAGATTTCAAGACGAGTTAAAGGACTCCGCGGATAAATTCTTTAAGGATATACACATTCTTTTTTTCTCAGCATACACAATGAAGGCTGTACAAATTGGTAATAGTAAAATGTACGAGTTATTTTTATGCAGTGCATACGACGAAGAGGATAAAGGAAAATCCTGTGGCTATTCCGTTGCTCTAAATTGTGCGGATAAAGTAAAAAAATATTCTCATTATCTGAGTGATGTAACAAGAATACTTTTTGATGAATTCCAATCTGAGACTAATCATTATTGTGCTGATGAAGTCAGTAAATTTATAAGCATACATACTTCAATAGCAAGGGGTAATAATTGTCAAGTTAGATATGTTCCTGTTATAATGATTTCAAACGCTGTGACGTTATTAAATCCTTATTACACCGCATTAGATATTACTGACAGGCTGACAACCAATGTAAAGTTTTTACGTGGCGATGGTTTTGTTCTTGAACAGGGATATAACGAAAGTGCTTCTAAGTTACAAGAAAGTTCACTATTCAATAAAGCTTTTAACAAATCTAATTATGTAGCCTATGCGTCACAGAATGTCTACTTAAATGATAATAATGCTTTCATCGAAAAAATGAAGGGTCAGAGTCGGTATTTATGTACACTTAAATATAATGGTGAAGAATATGGTGTTAAAATGTTTGAAGAGAAAAGTATAGTTTACTGTGACAAAAAAGTTGATACAGATTTTAAACAAAGAATTTCGGTTACAACAGATGACCACAATATCAATTATGTAATGCTCAAAAATAATGCTTGGTTAATTGACTATATGAGATACTTCTTTGATAGAGGTTGTTTTAGATTTTATTCACTTGACTGTAAAGAATGCATACTTAAAGCTCTAGCTTATTATTAATGGTATCTGCGTTAGTTATTTTTGTAACATTGGTGTGAAAGGCTCTTTGAAATATAAGACACACCTTTGTTGTTGGGTGTATGCCTACCCATGCATTAAGAATTAACGTTATAGATATATTAAAGAGACAGAATTTTTTCTGTCTCTTTTGTTATGTTTCAGGTGAAACATTATCGCATTTTATATGTTGTCTCTTGTAATACTATTCCTCCCCTTATTCTTACTGGGCGGAGTTTTCCATATACTTCTAACCCCTGTTTAAAATCAGCTAGTGTTCTTTTTGTTTTTAAAAATTCCTGTTGAATTGGTGGGTATTTCTCAAGTTCTTCATCTGTAACCCCCTCCATTGATTTAAGAAACAAGTCCTTACATGTATCGGGCATACCGGCGCATTTTACATTATAGTATGGGGTATTAATTGGTTCTTCATCTTCATGTGTAACATGCTCAATATATGTTTTCTGACGAACAAAAATAGCCTTATCCCAAAAGCTCTCTAATTTCCAACAACAAAAATTATTGGGATGTATTTTAATACCCTTAATATTTTTCTTCATAGTACAACAATGTATGCTATCCGTGTCAGCGTATACAAAATATTTGTAGTTTTGCTGTGCGGCCCGAATAGTAAAATTTCTAGCATAACTTGTTATAGCTGAACCTATTGCGATATACATAACTTTCTTTTCGTGTTCTTCAAATGTCGTAAAACCTAGTGAACCATCATCTTTCTCCCTTGCCACTTTGAAAGAGGATATATCCGAACTGCTAAGTTTTCCATATAAGTTATTTAAAAAGAGTTTTGCTAGTGTTCGCCTTGCCCCTTTACTATTTTGCTTAATTTCCTTATACTTATTAATATAGTCATCAAATATTCCTGTTATAGTTCTAAAATAACACCCATCCAATAACTCAAAATCTACAAGATTGTAATGCTCTTGTAACAGTTCAAAATCAGTTTGAGTAAGTACCATTTCAACATTAGCTTTTTTAATATTTCCGTCAAAATCTTTGTACCATGTGCATACATTTCCCGTATCTTTATCAACTATATCAGATGTTTCAAGCATTTCAGTAGCCTTATACAAAAAACTGCCTTTAATCTGTATAAATGGTAATTTATTTTCTTTCAAGTAAAAACGTGTGCGAATACGAACAAAATAATAATATTGGTCTGTAAGACATTTTGGTGGAATTTTACCTTTGAAAAAAACTGGCTCACCGTATGGATAATAATTTCCACTTTCTGAGTGCATCATAGATGGATACAAGCTATTAACATCTGCTGTAATACCCTCAGTGTAAATTCTGTTTTCGCATCCCTTCTTTAAATAACACCATCCCCCTCTGTATGAATGTCTTATATAGTCGTCTGCGTTTGAGTATTTATATTCAAGTGGGTTTAATTTAAACTGTGTTAAATCGGGAAAAAATGCTTGATAGTCTTGTTTGTCAATTGTAGCTTTAAATTCAGAGAGACAGCACGAGCCGATAGTAAGTTTTAAGTGCCCCTCAGCTTGCATAATTTCTAATGCTTCTTTAACTACGAGAACATCATTAGCAATATAACGTTTTTCGCTATCTGTAATAGGACAACCTGCGTATCTATGCCCTTTATACTCCATATTTAATTTACGGTGCTTTGTTTGAAAACTTTTCCCAATCTGTTCAACTGAAAACGGCAAAAGCTTCAAGCTATCTCTAATCTCAATCAATGCGTATGGTGTCTTGATAAGTATACTATACCACTGTCCCATGTCTGAGATTGAATACACAAAGGATTTAGGTGTTAAATCTTTTTCTTTTAAAAAGTGGACATCAGTATCATTATTCGGATTTACATATAACTTTTGCTCATACTTCAAATCTGTTAGCAAGAACGATAACCAAAACGAACCGTCAAACTTTAAGTTATGGTAATATATGCAAATATTCTGCTTTAAGTTATATAAGTAATTATATGTCTCTCTAATTGAATGATGAATTTTAACATCCTCTGTGCCTAGCTCGACAACCGCAGAAGCCCACACTTCAGTGAAAGTTTGACCTTCATATACAGTGGTTTCAAAATCACCCACCATATATTTCATTTGCTTTATCATATTTCTTCCCACGTTTCATCGCTGGCTAATGCTTTATCAATTTCTGTCTGTTCTGCATCGCTTGGTAAATTGCCACTTATTAACGCATATAAATGTTGTACGGCAGTTCTTGATACATCACTATTTGGATGATATTTAATTATAACCTCACAAGTTGATAGAAAATCTTCACTTGCTTGTGCTATACTATACAGAACAACGTCTGAGCCATACTTTTCAATTTCTGAGTTTAAAAGATTATTTAACAAGTCTGCTGACTTGGATTGTTGAACACTCACGTTTGCTATCATGGACTGTACTTTATCCCACACTATTTTTGAAGCATGAAACGTCTGTTGCCATTCTTTGTCAGACTTAATTCGATTATATTCCGCTTGGTCTTTTTTTCTTATCCTAGTTTCCCATGCTTTCCTATGTGCTTCTTCTCTGATTTCTCTTTTTCTCTGCTCAACTGTTATTGGTTGTCCTGTTACTGCACTGATGGCATAAGCTTTCTTGTAAAGCTGTGCTGGACGAATTTTTGATAGCCTTCTTATTGAACCACTCGTGATAGTTTTTGGCTTTGGCGGTATAAGGTTAGGTTCAAACACATAGCCTCTTTTTTCAGCGTTTCTAATGAATCGTTTAATTCGGTATCGCTCTTTATTATATTCCTTTAATAACTGTGACTTCTTAGTTGTCCTACCCATACACTTTAAACCTCCTAAGCTTATAAGTAAAGGGGGGATAAAAACCCCCCCTTATTAATAAATATTCTAAATAATTAAAGTATCATTAACTGGTAAAATTTTCTACCACTATTGGATGTATTCTCGCATACTTCTATAAGGGCGTGTCCATCATCTGATATGATATCCTCAAGCATATCTAACGCATCATTAACCGTTTTAGAAATGCTTGTAAAAACGGTTCCGTCTTTATCAACAAGCACTGATACTGTTACTGGGTCGCCCTCCTTGTCAGTATCTGCATATGAGCCGACATTAACAACATCAATTTGCAACCCTTTCTCAATTTTCTGTGATGATGCCTTTGCGTTAAATAATTCTTTCTTTGATAACATGATATTGACCTCCTATTTACTGTGCTGTGTCTGCTTTGTCCTGTGTGTTTGTTTCGTCTACTGCTTTGCTTGTTAATACTTCCTCCGCTTGTTCAATGTACTCACTAAGTGGCATGCTATACGTCTTTGTAACTGCTTCCTTGTCCGTGATTGCTGAGATTTTAAAGGTATCTGTTTCATACATCTTACGGATGTAATTAAACAATTTCGCTTCATCCTTTGGCGCTTCACTCTCATAGACGGGATAAGTCTTTGTCATTGGTTCACATGTAACCACATCCATGCCGATTACTGTGATGTTCAGTGTACTGATTGTCCTTGTTACGCGTGGTTTTCTCATTTTTAATTTCCTCCTTGTTTTTGTAATGAGTTTGATTTGTAACTTATTGTAACTTGCATCATTGGTGCAAAAAACTAGTGGATGGGATTGCACCACCCCTCAGCTTGGTTACTGCTAGTTAAGATTTATTAAGAAATATGCTCTATCAATATTTTTTTCATATACGATAGTTATATCGTGTACTAATTCATTCATTAACTCATCAGGTATATCCTCTGATAAGCCCTCAAATACAATAGCATGTATAGTATTATCATAAACCTTAATTCGCTCATTAATTAGAACTAAATATAGATTATAAAGTACCATATTGATACACTCCTTTCTTCTCTTGTCCTTTGTTAGGTTGTAACTTCCTTACAAGTGTTATATTATCACATTAACAGAAAAATGTCAAGTACTTTTTTTCAAAAAAACTAATAAATTTCTATGTAAAGAATACCTTCTTTCATTTCGTGTGCTTTAACAGGACTATTGACATGTTGTATCAATTCACTAGTTTTTATGCGCTTTCCATTTTTAAATGCTTTTATTTCATAGCAAGGTAATATATTCATTAATTGTAATACATCACACACCTTTGGTACTTCACTGTCAATATATTGACTAATCATAATTATCGCAGCCATAACAAATGTCGCTATAACTAATCCTTCATATATGTTCATTTATTAATCCTCCAATATAATAAAAAGTTCATTTATAAAGGCGCGTTTAACATCCACTAATTTAACTTTTCTTTCAAGTAAATCAGATGTAATAAAAATAACTTTGCCTTCATACAACCACTGTCCTTTCTGTGACACGATATTTAAATATGTGTTATTGTCAAGGACTGTACGCAATTCTTTAAACTGCATTTAACTTATCCCTCCATTCTATTACTTCATCAATTATGATTTCTGCTAAGGCGTTAGCCGTGAGTTTAGACTCAAGCAATCCAAAAGGTGCTTTAAATATGTGCTTATAGCCGTCAGCGTATATATAAAAGATTGTTGACGATATTGAGGGTTCAATATAAGTTTCAACTCTGCAATTAGTAAACTCTGGCGATATTTGTATTAGTGTTTTAACTAGTTCTAAATATTGAGCTTGCATAATTTCATGTTCACCTCCCTTATCCTCTTGTATAATTCTTTTTAAAGTTAATAACAATAAAACTATCCTTGGCAATCGTTGGGGATGAATACATATTGTTTATTATACACTCAAAATATCTGTGTGGCACGTGTTTAAATTCGCCTTCCCACTCAAATATACCACATGCGTTATATAATGCTACATATTGACTAGTTAATAAAACTCCGAACAATTGTTTTATTTTCATGATGATAACTCCTTTCCTTTTTCTAAAAACTTTTCCCACCCTGCCGACCGCTTGTTTTTTATCTTTCTTTGTTTCTGTAATTATTATATCAAATTGACAAAAAAATTGGTGTATAATCTTTTAATATAATGTAAACAAATTATGAACATTGTAATTTAATTCTTACTAATTAACCCTAAAACAAGTACAGGCTCGTACCTCAAATGGGGTACGAGCTTGTCGACGTTTTTCGAAATGGTATGCCTACT